CGTTCGGATCGTCCCCGATTGTCATTCCCTTAGTTGATGGATAACGCGCGATCCAGAATGGACAGTTAATCTGATTAGCATATGGCAGAATATAGGTATTGTAGAAGCTTAGCCCGGTGTACACTCCAAAATCAAGCCCTGCCGCCTTGATTTCTGACTGATATGTGTTGATGATGTCGATTAAGGTCTGTCCAAGTCCCTGCTGGCATCTGTCCTCTACATCAAGCCATACGAATGTCTTTCTTCCGGCAAGTACCTCAATCACTCTCTGTGCATCCGTCTTTGCCTTTCCTAATGTAGTTGCGTACGAATAATTATATACACCCTGAATCGGCATTCCGGCTTCTGTGCAGCCCTTCCAGTTCTGCTCGAAGGTCTTGTCTGGGTTTAGATCCTTTCTGATGATTTTTATAATGGCATACTGTACACCAGCCCATTTTACTTTGTTCCAGTCTATTGTTCCCTGGTATGATGATACGTCAATTCCTTTCATGATGTCTCTCCTTTCGTTCTGTGCATTTGTATTAATGTTGTTCATAAGCTTGCGCCCCTTTCTTTATATTATAAGAGCCGGCACCTCATTTGGTGTCGGCTCCTAGGCTCTATTTGTTAGTTACATATTAAATTTTATATTTTCTATCTCGCTCCCTAACCAGAGTTTAAGTAGCTTAACAAATGGCAAAATAACTATTAAAAATGATATTATGGGAACAATGATTGGTAAGATATGTTTTATATATTACAAACATATTATCAGTGGTGTTGTAAAAAATAAGGAATATTTCCTAGAAAATGTAACTAATCTCGGATTACCATTGCCATTAATGAAGCCTGATTTCCCGACTTTAACATCTCCAATGTTTATGGTGGCTGGTGATTGGAGTACCCCTACTGCCGCAATAGCCGCATTACAATTAAAAGCTGATGGTACATTATCATGGGTATCATCACATGGACATACAGAACCTCTTACTTACATGGGATTCATTGCATATATTGCAAAATAATTATTAGTCATGATAAAATAGTATATAATTTACTCTAATATTACAACTAGCGGTTACTTTATCTTTCCATACGACATAGATACCAGTTGTTGTGATTGTTGGCGATTCAAGATGCCCTGAAAATGCTGCACCATCACCGTTTGTAATTGATACACAAAGATTATCGAAATTGAATGTTGATGAAGATAATCCTAGTGCAGAAATAACATCATTTTTTGACAATAGTAAACATGAGTTATTTCCCGGTAAAATTTCAAGTATTTTGGTACTCATCTTCATGATGGAAATATTCCCTAAACTATTTAATTTATTAAGATCTGTCTTTAGATTACCTAAACTCTGGTTTAATGCACTTATAGCTCCAGTACACGTTCCATCCCCTATCTTGGATATGTCCGTTTTTCCTATCCGCTTTGTGATAAAATACTTTAATCCTGTAAGGTCCAAATATTTTGCCATTTTTTCTCCTTCTTTCTATGCAAATGCCGCATCTATTTCACTATTGGTTATTGCAACCATATCCGACTGCTTTATATAGCTGCTTAGGTCAATTTCTCTTGTACCTAATTTTTCATACTTATTGTTAATCCATAAATATTCATCATACACATTCTGTCCACTTCCAGAATTGGCAATTAAATAAAACGTTCCCTTAACGCCTGTTGATGGCAATGTCTGCACTACTTGAAAATCCAATTTAGTAATACCGGCCATCGCTGTTGAAATGGCCGATGTTACAAATGCTGTTGATGCGGCCTGAGTATTATTTGTACCAGCTGATGCTGTTGGCACTTTAGGTGTACCAATAAAAGACGGACTCGCTATAGGTGCTTTCTTAGTTAGCTCAGCCTGTACTGCCTTGTTTTGTACCGGGTTTGTTGAAGTGTTACTCAGTTCACTATCTACTGTTGTCTTATTTGCACCTTCTGCTATTCCATCAAGCTTTTTCTTATCACTTACTGACATAAGACCATGTGCAGTCTGTGTTGCATCAGAATAAGTTGTATTTGTCGGTGCTCCATATGTACCATCCCCTCGTAAATACTTTCCATAATCGCCAGCTGCCGGTGCAGGTACCAATCCTGACGTTCCAGCTGCTGAAGCTGTTGCACCTTTCATAACAGCATACGTTGTATTTTCTTTCGGTGGTGTATATCCAAGTGCTTTTATTACATTATCACTTGTAAGCTCTCCTCTGATAGTTTGTGATGATTTGTTTTCAACATTGCCTAATCCGATTTCTTCCTTTGAATGTGTGTGTCCTTTATCACTTTTATCTCCCAATAGAGTTTTAATTTTACTAATGATGTATACCGCACCTGTAAGATTTAAATATTTATTTTCCATAGTTCTCCTTTCTGTTATCTAAAGTCCATTAAATATAGCCTCTATTTCTTCAATGGTAATAGCATTATCATTATTAACTGCATTCACCTCCTCCGGGGTATATGATGGTTTATTTTGTGCTTTAGCCCATTCTGGTATGGTTGGATCTGTCTCATACATATCTCCTGATATTTCTTTTCCATTCAAGCGGGGTTTGTTTTTTAGCTGTTCATAATCATCCATTATGTATATTTGCTCACATTCAATTCTTAATTCAGTATCATTTTCCATTTCAAGTTCAATTTCTGTCATATCATCCCCTCTTTCAATATATCTTCAACTGGTACTGACTTGATATTGCTTGCAATTACATTTTCATCTTTTGTCTTTGCCCTGACCTGTATCAATACATTCTTCATAGCATCAAGCTGCAGTGTTTCATCTTGAGATAATTTAATAAATAATGTTTCATCCGAAGTATTCAATTGATCCATGGACTTCTCAAACTCATATTTTCCCTGTTTAAAGGTTACATATATTTTTTCCAAATTATTTATATCACAACCTTTTAATTTTATTTTGATTGTTGGAGTTGTTCCTCTTCTCATACTTCACCTCTTGTCTCAAAACTTATATTGCATCAATTTCCTTGGTACTTATAGTTTCTATTTTATCTACTTTTTGATTGACACTTTCAATTTGTTTTCTAACAGCCTCCCCCGCTGTATCGTATGACTCTCCTGCAAATCCTTTTCTCACATCCTTAAGCTCTGCTTCGTAGTTGCCAAATCTTTTTAACAATTGTTCCACAAGTGTAGTCTGCTTTTCCTCTTCCTCATCACCAAATCTCATTTTTCCAGTACATTTAACAATTATGTTGAACGATATCAGCTTACTGTCACCATCTATCACTCTGATCTGCATAACATTCTGCCCTGCATGAAAAAATGACTCAGAAGGAATAATCGTAATCGTATTTCCATCCACTTCTGCCAAGGCTTTATTAGGCTCAGCCATAGTTCTTGTACACATACTGTACACAACTGCTGCCGCTGTACCCGGAATAGTGTAATCCTTTATATCAAACTCTAATGCGATTGAATTTGTGCCCTCAGTTACCTCTATTGGAGCCTGAAGCACATTCTTTGTAACATATATGTCTCTTTTGATAGTCTGCATTCAAATATCTCCTTTCCTATGCAGGAATAAATCTAACTATATATCTTCCAGCCGGTTCTACACCTGACTCAAGGAAATCATACCAGGATCTCGCATATTGTCTTCGTGCTTCTTCCTCTTCCACACCGGCTCTCTCAAAGTTCTTGAGGTAAGCTGAAGCAAGATACTCCGGTGTCTCTGTACTTGTTTTAAATTGAGACCATGTCAGATTATACGCAGATGTTTTAATCCATTCACCTGTAGATTCTGATAACTGATCAATCCAATATAACTGTACTGTTCCATCTCCTATATCGTATCCGTTAGCCTTTGCCCAATTTGTATATTTGGTTGCCGGAGTCCACTGCACCAGTCCATAGCCACCGGAATAGTTGCCCTCTTTAAGGCTTTGCCACAATCCAGGATTAATGGTTGATTCTCTCTGCATATTTCCAAGCAGGCCTGAGATTGCATTGATTGTCCAGCCTTTATCACTTAGATATGTATAAATTTCTTTTGCATTGCTCTCCATCTCTCCCTGCGTCAAATATTTATTATTACTAATCATGGATAAGCACCCTCTTTCGATTTTCCTCCTATAAGCAGTCCTCCAACATAATTCTCATAAGTTCCATCCGAATACTCTACTGTTCCGGTAAATCCGTTATATCCGTTTACACCGAATGACTGGCAATCAACATATACCTCGCCAGTCTTAAACATTCTAAATAATGCATTTTCAGTACCGATTTTAAAAATTTCGTTACTTACTGCAAAAATTCTCCCGACAGTATTACCACTTTTGTCCATGATCTTCATCTCCCCCTCTGAGATCTCTACTCTTCGGCCAAATTCATCACTTCCACAAGTGTATTTACCATTTGTCAGTATTCCATCTTTATCCATGATAGTTAGGATAGCTCCATTACCATCTAATACTTTTATAATGCCTGCTATGTTGTCTATTCCGCCAATGGTCAATGTTCCTCCATATATCCTGTCTGCCAGCATGGTTCCGGCTATAATATAGTCGGCAAAAAAGCCTTTCCCGGTTCCGAATGTACTCCATATCCAGTCTTTTCCATCAGCGGTCCTTTTGGATGCAATCTCAAATCCCATTGATCCAAGGCACATAGCTCCGAACGTAGGTGAATCAGGGTTTAAATCCTCAAAAAGCATGGCTCGTACATCCTGCTTTTGAGCTACATCACGTAGTGCATGAAACTGTGTTTTCACTGCATCCAGTATTCCCTGCACCTGAGAGCCGATCACAGATCCATCTTCTCTGATTGCGCTCTCAATTCGGTTATTAATACTGACCTGATTTGATATGTAATCAAATTGATAATCGCCCAGCGATACAGATAATATGCGGTCATTCACACAATCCCACTCTAATTCCGTAACTCTTGCATCTGTAACTATATCAAGATTATTGTTTCTACAATGTACGGTATCACCAAGAGACACTTCTACAAGCCCCTTGACATCGGCATACAGCTCTGTATCCTCAATCATTACCATATCCACAGATATAGTTACTTGAGGCTTGTCTGCCCCCGCTTCCCACTGTTCCTGACAGCGTTTTCTAAGTGCAGCCTCCAGTTGTGCCGGTGTATCGCATATGATCACACCTTTCGATTCATCGTCTTCCTGTGCATCAGCTCTCATTTTTACATCTTCAAATTTCATTGTTGAATATTTGACTGTTGGATATTTGTCTATAAGAGGGGAATCAACCCAAGGAGCATCCCCATCTATCTGATATCCGTTATATGCCTGTGGAATGATCCGGGTAACCACATTTCTTAGGTCAACCTCCTCTTTCATTCCGTTCTCAGCAATGTTTTTTCCGTAAAGGATCTCAACACCTCTGTCGCTGCCAGCATGACGATTTATTATCGCTTTGTAATTATCATATACGATTTCACCGCCCCATCTCTTAACAAAAGAATTCTCATCGTCACCATTGATGGCTTCGATGAGATTTTTATTTTGGTAATATGCAGTTCCAGTCGATGTAATATCTGTTTCGGCTGTATACTTTTTATTCGGTGCAGTCATGATATCAAGAGCCTGCTGCCCTGTTTTGTCAGTTGGACGGACATCCAAAAGGAAACAATCATCTGCCGCATCCATAAATATAGGCTGCAGATCAGCAGATATTCCGGAATCACTTTTTTCCTTATGAGTTATTCTGAAAAGCTGCTCTCCATTAAAGGAAGGCATCTTAACAACTGCTCCCTCTTTAATATACTTCCAGCGGTCTTCTGAATCCTTTGGATGTTCAAGCGTTACCTCCCATGTTCCATTCAATACGGCATGAACGGATGCACTTGAAGGAAATAATGACATATCTCCGTTCTGATCAAAGTTTGTATTTTCAATGTTATATATCTGGATCATAAGCACCTCCAATTAGGTATCACTTTCAGATTTCCTCCGTAAAATTCAATCTTGTTGTTTCCTGGCTGTAAATACATATCTTCATAATTTCCTGACACTTTGGTATTATTCAAAGTACCATCCTCGCGATACGCGATCATCCGATCTGTATCTATGGTCAGATTTTGACCAACATTAGCAGTCATCGTTTTTCCATTGATCTTAAGCGTACACATACCTTCTGCTGCGATCTTATATGTCGGATGACACTCTATATAAGGATTCCAGCAAACATCTTCTATGTCATATTCCATTGCACCATCTACGGAATATTGGAGCCCATCCAGTGTGTGAAATATCGCTGTAAAATTGCCTATCCGCTCAGATGTCCTCTCATTATCATCTAATTCAACATAGGTTATTTTATAAAAAAAGCCTGCATCATCAGATATAATAAGTTTTGCATTTCTTTCTGACAGCCACTGTTTTGCCATTCTCCAGCGATCATTCCACCTGTCTACTGCTCCGATATAATTAAATGGTATCTTTATTGGTGTTGCTGCATATGTACCATTAAACTTGTATATGGTTCCATCCCGCCCTGATAGTTTTACCTCTTCCATATTCGGCTGAGCGGCAGGAATAGATATCAACTCCCGGGCAAAAATCTGAAGCGAAGAGCCTCTTATGTCATTGTATTGTATGTCATGCATTATTTTCCTTTCGCCCCCTGTGTTGCTAATGTCTTATTTGCCATCTGCTTAAGAACGAGATTTGTAAGTAATGTGATCGACTTCTTATCTCCAATATAAATGTTATTCTCCGCAGTCATTGATATTGATTTGAATGCTTCAACGATCATTGCGGCCAATGTTGCATTATTTGCATCATTTTCTTCTCTGATGTAGTCCTTTAACAGTTTAATTGGAAGTACCGCCTCTTTTCCAGCCTCTCCCCCTCCCATCAGGGAATCTCCATTTGCACCAAATATGGTCGGACTATTCAGGATTCCTCCATTTGCATACCAATCTACAGAAATTTTAGGTACCTTAAGTGGGGAAAGTGACCACTCTCCACTCGCTTTAAAATGAGGCAACTTTATTTTTGGTAATTTCCAATCAAAATCGAAGAATCCTTTAATCTTATCAATAGCTCCCTTGATAAAATCGGCTACAGCTCCGAATATGGCATTTACACCATCTCTGAACCATTCACACTTATTATAAAGCGTTACAAAAATGGCTATAAGTGCCGCAACTGCCGCAATAATTATAAGTATTGGATTAGCGGCCATGACTGCATTTACTGCTGCAAAACCAGTTTTAATAGGCCCCAATACAGGTGCAATTTTAGATATAATGCCAATTAGTGACGAAACCCCTCCTGATACCTTGCTTATGATAGAAAACACAGGGCCAACTGCTGCCACTACCAATACGCATCCGGCAATCACTCTCTGTCCTTCCGGGGAGAGCTTATTAAACTCTTCAATCAATCCGGCAACCAATTCTGTAATTTTGGTAATCAGCGGTGCAACTGTATCCGCAAGCTCAGCTGTTGCCTGTTGGAAATCTGCTGTTGCCTTATTTCCGTCTACCAAATTCTTATTGTTTTCCTGCCATTTTTTTCCTGCATCTACGAGACCCTGATTCGCCATTTCCTGCATGACCAGGTTTACTCTCTCACTTTCACTTCCGCAAGCTGCAAGCTTTTCATTAAATGCATCCTCTGAAGTTCCCGCCCAATTGAGCATATCCGCAAAAGTCCCCGTAACAGTACTTGTTTTCACAGTCTCATTGATTGATTCTGCAAGTCCATCAATGGGAATACTATCCCCGTAAGTTGCCCATGCACCAATCGTCCCCTCAATTACCGTGCTTAATTCTTCTTGTGACAAACCTAACGCCTGAAGATTGGCCGTAGTTGTTGCAGCTGTCTGATCATCTGCAAGCACACCATATAAGGTTCTATAACTTTCCGCTGTTTGTTCTGCTGTGTACCCTGCATTTTGGCTCGACACCTCAAGCGATCCCATAATTTTACGATATTCTGCTGTTGCAGGTACTGTAGCTGCTGTTGCTGCTACTATGCCTGCTGCCGCCGTTGATATTCCACTAAACTTATCCCCTGTCTCTTTTGCTTTATTTCCAAAAGCCTGTACTTTTTCAGCATAACCTTCCGTTACAGCTGCTCCGCTTTTCAGCTTTTGCTCAACATCTTCCAGCTTACTTTTGTAACCATTAAGTTTTGTAGTAGTTTCATTTATCTCGTTCTTTTTGTCCTGAATTGCTTTTTCATCTTTATTTTCAGCAGATTTAAGAATATCCAATTGTTTTTTTAATGATTCAAGTATTCTTTCGTAATTCTCTGTTTGATTTGAAAGATACTTCTGTTCATCTTTATATTTTACAATCGACTTTATATGATCGTCATATTTCGATTTAAGAGCTTCGATTTCAATCTCATTCGCCTTAATTTTATCTGTAGACTCTGCAATTTTATCAGATAATTTCCTAATTTGTTCCTTACTTTCTGCTGCCCCGCTCTCAAGTTCTTCTGTTACTTCAGCAAGGCCTTTCTGATATTTTGTTAAACTAATCTGTGCGCTTGTAAGCTGGTTCTGCTTCTTTCGGACTGCATCCTCATTTCTGTTTTCTGCAGATTTCATTTCTTCAAGCTCACGCTTCAGAATTTCCACCTTATCAGAATAAACGTCCGTCTGTTTTGCCAGATATTCCTGACGGTCTTTTAACTTTTCAACTGCAGTAGTGCTGTCATCCCATGCCGCTTTTGCAAGTTTAAACGAATTACTATTTTCCTGAACGGCTGTATTTACCTGCTGCATCGTCTTTTGAAAGTCTGCTGCACCATCTGCCTTAAACACTAATCCAACTCTCTTCAGTTCATCCGCCATATAACGTTCTCACCATCCTCGCTTTCTTCTCACAGAATATCTCGTATTGTTCGCAAAAAAAGACGGGACATGAATGGAAGAACTCGTTCTCTGTCATTCCCATCTCTCTCGCATCAACCATATATTCAGCCCAATTTATCTCGAGCTGAATGCTTTCATCTGTGCTTTCGATTCTTTTTTTTTTTTAATTTTGTCAACTTCTTTCTGATAAGCCTCTACAACTTCAAGAAGTTCTGTTGGATCCGGTGGCACAAGCTGAAGTGCTTCATCAAATGTCACTTTTCTCCCATTGCTTCTTACCATTGCATAGATAAGCTTCGCTGCAAAATTCATCTTGTCGCTGTCTGTTGCTTTTCCAATCTTTTCAAGTTTGTCTATTCTCCGTCCAAGCTTTGAACCACCTATCTGATCAAGATAATAAATAGTTCCAAAATTCATTTTGGCTTCTATTACCGTTCCATCAGTCAATCTTATCATCTTACCTTTATTCATCTAATCAGACCTTTCCACTCACTTTCCCAACTGCTACCACAAGATCATCTTTTGTAAGTACCGGCTTACTAAAGAATTTTTCCTCTGTGAGTCCTTCCGGTGCAGATGCACTCTCTACCCTTGCAACAATGTCTCCATCCTCATTGAATGGATATGCTTTGATTTTGATTGTATCTGTCTGCTCGTTTGCCTTCTCCTCAGATGTTGATATATCATCAGAGTTCTCACTTAGCTTGCACTTCGGATACCAGTCGTATCTATATCCGCCTTTTCTTAATTTGACCACCTTACCATAAGCAAAATATGGTCGTGGTCTGTTTCCACCTGAAAGAATAAGACCATCCGCATCAACATTGTCACCACGTAATTTTGCAAGTGTATCAGCTGGGAAAGCAACGACTTCAACTTCAATATCCGTTGATGTCGTGGAGATATCGCTGTCATATACTGTACCTGAAGCATATGTATCAGAAGCCTCTCCATTTTCCGTGACTTTTACACTTTTAACTACTTCTGTCTTCTCCACCTCTTCCGCAAATGTGGATGTCCACCTGCCATCTGTATCCATTGTATTGAAGCACAGATACTGAGCTCCTACAGTCTCCTTCATTGGTGGTCGCTTAGTTTTAATTGCCATAATTGCCTCCTGTTTTATAAATCCAATGCTGCTATCATTTTTTTATAGTATCTTTCTTTGTTCTGTTCAAATAATGGTTTCAAGTGAGCTTTGGCGCTCATTTTTTTCGTGCCATGTTCAAGCATCGGTCCGTAATACTTGCCCCATCCCACATCTATTCCTGTCTTATCACGCTTATAACTAAATGAGTCAACCAGATGTGTATATCCCGGAGCTGTGACCTTTCTTCTTGGCTTTGGCAGGCGCAACAGATCGTTAACAAACTCCTTTGCTCCCTCTTCTATTGCATCCAGAGCGCTTTTTTCGTCCACTTTTGAAAGATAGCTTCCAAGCATATCCTGAAATTCTTCCATTCCGGAATCTTCAAATGTAATATCATTCATTCATTGTCTCCAGCGAGAAATACGAGTGCCAAATTTTATCGTCTGTAATAAATTCATGCAGGATAGTTGGGTGTAGTCCCTTTTTGCGCATCATATCTCTCAGCATTATCAGCTTTTCATTTCTTGGTGTGCGAGAATAAAAGCTCACCTGCCATGTGATTTTATCTTCATAGTTGTCACCTGATGCCATCACATCATCCCATGCTATTTCCCAATAATCAATTCTCGGAAACTTCTTTCCATTATCAAGATCAGATATTCCTTCATTGACCGGACAGCCAGTGGCATGTAACATCTTACTGAGTTCCTGTTTCGTCATCATATACCTCCCTGTCATATGCCGGAGTCTTAAGTGTCAGTTCTGTTTCTTTGAAACCGTCTTTAGTGGTCACGTGAGCCACATTGTATATCTCATGCTGTGCTCCATCTATTACACAGATGCACTTACTGTTGATCTGCTTATACTGTGGAATACTGATTTTCATCGTAACCTCTATTCCATCTGCAGACAGCTTAGCTCGTGTTGTATCAAATACAGAAAGCTCCCTGTACCAGATATGCATCCCGGTAGATCTTACTTTTTCAACCGGAAAGTCTTGCGAACAATCCTCCTCTATCCTAAGAAGTTCAAGCACACCATCTGTATATTCAGGCATTGCCATCCGCTTCCACCTCCGTCTCCATCTGCCATGTTAAAATCACGCTTGAATAATTATCCATAAACTCACTGACTCTATGATGATATGCATAATACATATAATTTTTAAGCAGCATCCTGTATGTCAGATCTGTTGTGATATTGCAGCCGGGATTTAAGCTCCCGACTGTACATTCACCCTCTCTTGCAAGATTTGCAAGCTGACTGTCTTCGTAATATGGCGGAATCTGGAATTCTGCCCTCATCTCTGATACCAGTGCTGTCAGTTCTGTGTTCTCCATATTACTGCCTCTCTTTTATTATTCCTGTCCAGCCTGAACGATTGTAGCCTGTGTTACAGGGAGCACATACTCCTCCAGCTTAGTTACATCAAAGATAACTGCAACATTGTCATCTACGGCACGGCCGTTTGCATAACATGATGCGATAATGAGATCTGCATTTTCCATAGCCTTTGTCTGGTCATACTCATTGACTCTCACACCTGTTGTTCCCATAGTGTAGTATCCTGCAATTGTAAATGCAGCCTTACCCTTCGGACAATTTGCATCTACGATTTTCTCGATGTCAATGAATGACTTGTTGACATAGCCGCCTGTCAGAGCCTCTCCATACATGCATGGATCCACATATTCTGCCTCGTCTGACGGATTACAGATAAGATACAGCTTGTCTACAACACGCTTACCATTATTGGTAAGAGTCTTTCTCACATCTGAAAGTCCTTTAGGGCTGAATTTTGTGATGTTTGTCACAACCGTCTTAGCCTTGTTGGTACCATCGCTGTTGGATGTTCCAATCTGGCGGAAAATACCAATCGGTCCTGTCTTTCCATCTCCATCAAGATATCCCTTTACAAGACCATCCTGCATAGCTTCAGACAGAATTGCCATAAAATAACGGTCAACAAACTCAAGCGAAAGCTCTCTGATTGCCTTTGGAATAACTAAGTAAGCGGTGAGCATGTGAAGGTCAATGTTAAGTGCTGAAATCTCTGTGCTCAGCTCACCCTTAACTGAGTCTGTTAGAGCTCCCCATACTGCTGCACCTGTATGTGATGCAACGATCCACTTCTTGACATTGGCAGGTGCCATGTTGACAAGATTAAGGATTGGTGATGCTTTCTTGACATCATCAAGTGTTCTGTCAATGATTTCAGTCGGAATGATATCAATCTGATTGGCCGTGATTGACTGCTTGATATCCTTGAAGCCTTCATAGAATTTCTTTTCTTCCTGTGAAAGATTCCTGAGTCCAAGCTGCTTCTTGAAGTCGGCATCATGGCTGGCTCTTTCTGCCTCAGCAACAACCTGATTTACTAAGTCCTCATGCGCTGCCTCCTGGATCATCTCAATAGACTGCATGATAGCTTCAGCTTTCTTCTCTGCCGGAGCATCATTGAGTAACTGCATTACTTTTTCCTGAACTTCTTTGTTGATAGATTCAATCTTCATTGTTTTCCTCCTTAATTGAAAAATGAGCCCCAATCGTTGCTCTTAGGTTTATCTGCTTCTTTATGTGTCAACTGATAAAATTCAGCTAACTGCCTCTCATGTTCGCTCTTGTTACAGAGCTGTTTCTTCAGCGCCTCATTCTCTTTAAGCACCTGCTGCAAAGTGGAATTATCCGGATTTTCCGGTTTATCAAGATTTTCCAGTCCAATTTCATCGATGAAACCATACTCTAATGCCTTCTGTGGTGACAATGTGGTCTCCTTGTGCATCATTTCACGGACTTCATCCTCTGAAATCTTTGCACGCTGCATAAATAAAGCTATGCAGCTCTCCATTGCAACATCCAGATTATCTGCCTCTGCCCTTAAATCTGCTGCATTTCCTGTTACTGTTTCCCACATATCATGAATAATGGCCGTGGTGCCCTGTCCCATTATTCGTTTGTCACACGCCTGTAAAATTGTGAATGCAATAGAATGACACACTCCCATTACTATTCCGGTCTTGTATGAACCATGCTGCTTGAGCATATTATAAATCGCAGTGCCCTGATCAACGCTTCCGCCGTTCGAATTAAAGTAAATCTTAATCTCATCTGTCTCCGGAATGGCGTCCAAAAGTTCTTTAAAATGCTTTGCAGATGTTTCAGAATCTTCATACTGCCATGTTTCCCAGTTAAAAGGACCTGTCTTTTTGATTTCGTCATATATGTAAATTTCATGAACATTGTCCTGCTGCTGGAATCTGTAAATTACATTTTCGTTCTTCATAATTCTGTTCCTTTCTCTTGATTACTGTTTAACGGACAGCTCCGAGATATCCGGATCACCTCCATCTAATCACTTTTAATTGATGTGCCATTGTCACCCTCCTCTCCATAATTTTTAGTCAATGCTCTTGCATTAGAGAACTCAGTGTTAAGCAAAGGATATCCCACCATTGCTCTGATTTCGTCATACGAGAAGCCAATTCCACGAAGCTTATCAAGATTAACAGCACTATCCACCACATCAACATGTTTAAAGCGTGCCAGCCATACCATTACCTTTTCATTTTTCCTGCTGTAATCATCTTCACCGACTATGTAGGCAGTCAGCGTATCATTTATGACTTCCGCAACCGGGCCGACAGCATAAGTGATAAATTCATTGGTGGCATCTGACTGCTCTGTGATATTGCCATTAAATACTGCTTCCGGTATATCAAAGGCATTAGCTGCTTCGTTGTTTATGGCCAAGGCAACCTTGGCAAGCTCCTCCGCTTTTGCGCTCGCATTTATCTGTATATTTTCAAGTGATACACCTTCCGACTCTGTCATTACCGTTATATCTTCGCTCTCAAGCAGTCTCTTGATTTTCTCTGCATACATGTCCTTGGTGACTATCTTGTCAGTTCCATCAGCCTGCTTTTCCCTGAAGGACTGTGCTGTACCCAGCTTCAGTTTAAATTTTGGCTGATTGGATAGACGAATCATGTAATTAATTGCATTGAGCGTATTGTTGTATTGATTCACAACGGACTCCAGATACACTCTTATCTTTGCATTGTCGTACCGTAAATGAATCACCTCTGATGACATGAATTTTTTGTATAAACCATACTGTTCTCCTGCACATTCAATCGTTATGTTGCTATATATGCGCTCTGACAGCACACTGTTTGACACTTGCCATGCAGACGCTTTGTAATATTTGCCGTTCATCGGTATGATAAGCGCTTCCTGTGTCCATAACAGTTCTCTTATAATCCTTGTCCAGAAATAGGTGCCACACTCATGGTCATTTGGCATTACATTGAGTCTGTACTCTATACTGCTTTTCTGTGTGCTGTCTGTCTGAACTATTATGTCCGACTTTGCAATTGCTCTTGCAATCATCATCACAGCTTTTTCAATTGCCAGTTTTGACAGATTAAGCTTTTCCAAGTCAAGCGCAATAACCTCTGCCATAGACTGCATCTCTTTATTCTTTTTTTGAAACAGAAAATCAAACATTGCTGCCTCCTAAATGTATATTATTTGAACCTCCAGCTCATCTTTGCAGAACATTGCAGCATCAAAAGCCATGAACCCATCATTTTTCCTGAGCTTCGGTTCTACCTTTCCAAACATCTTATTGCCAAATTTATCTTCGGTAACACTTGTGTTGTTGGTGTACCAACGCATTATTGCTGATGCTCCAAAATTAATCATGCCCTGACTGAACATGGACTGGATAAATGGTGCAATTATTCCGGTTGCTGATGTAATCTTCCGGATCAGCCGGACTACACCGTTCGGATTCTTACGATCCTCAATCGTAAGGCCCCGTTCCTCGAATGCCATCTTAAACAGAGTGTAACGGTATGTATCCATTGCTATCTTCTTGACATCATATTCGGCACATCTTTCCATGCACCAATCAACTATGCTATTCACATCGATTACAGGTCCCGGTACCACCTCGAAATCATTAAATTCGGTCTGCCCTATGTTCTTAAGCGGGAACTTGATGGAGTCTAAAAAAGGCGATTCAGCACAAATCCATGTGTGCTGTCGCCATATATATTCTCCTGATTCGGTTTTTGTAAGGACTCCTGCTGATGCAAAGTCCCTGATGTCAGCATAATCGATTCCAATTACAGCTGGCTGCCCTTTTGTATCGATTGTCATTCTTGGCTTTTTCAGTTCTAATTCCTCTGTCGTACTGCCCTCATAACATGCACGCAGTACATTCAGCCATGTTGTGACCGTTTCCTCTTCCTTTCGTGCCGATCTGTCCATTCGTTTTGTAATAAATTCCGGTCTCTTTGACGGTATCTTTTTCATTTCAAGATAATCGAGCATTATCTGATTGGCCAGAATCGGCATATACTCCATTGATGGGTTGGCTTTGTGCCATGCATCAGGAATATCAACTTCTTTCATGCTGTCAATTTCGCAAATGAATGGATAATATCCCAGTGGATTTTCACCGGTCTCAAGGATTTCCGCGCACATTGATGAAATCTCATCCAACGGACCATCTCTGACGTAGCCGTCTGTGGTAATAATAAACTCTCTGGGATGTTTAACTTTTCCGAATGAAGACTCAAACACATTTATCTGATCATAATTCTCGTAAGCATGAATCTCATTGAGCACCAGGCATCCGGTTCGCTTGCCGTCTTTGGTTTTGGCATTTGAAGTGTTATATTTCATTTCAGAGCCTGTTGCAAGATTCGTAATCAGCTCCTTTGTTACTGAAAATTTTCCTTTGAACTTTGCATTTTCATGTAGCATGTCATAGGCAACCTTGAAAGTGTCCTTGACCTGATCTTCTGAGTTGGCCACAATCTCAACATGATAATTTCTGACACCATACAGAGGTGTCTGCATAAAATTTACCAAGGGAACAATGAAGCCGTCCTTTCCATTTCCACGTCCTTCTTTGATGAAAAACTTTGGGAATACCGGAATATCGTCTTTGTACATGAATACAAACGCGTATATAAACTTCTGGTATGGAAATAGCTCATAATAATTTACTTTGCAGTATTCAAGACAATTCTCATAGGTCTCTTTATCGAAAAAAATATCATTTCGCTTAAGTAATGGCTTTACAATGTTCTTGATAAGCTGTTTTCGCTTTTTATTTATCCACTTCGGATGTTCTTTGACATATTTGAGATAATCATCAATTTCCTTACAGATAACCATCTGTTGCTTTTTCCGGCTCAGGTACCGGATCCTTGAGTCTCAGATCAGCTAAAATCTTGAGCATAGTTGCTGTGGTTTTTTGCAGATTGACAACAGAATCATTTGTTTTCTCGACTTCAACTCCGTTTCCGTTAATAGTCTTGTATCTGAGCCCTTTGGACTTGATGTCACTAATCAGCTTCTTTTTCAGTGACCAATAATATACATAATCGTCAATCATATCTTTGTAAAACTCTGCATTCATTCCCCGAAGCTCCAACTGCTTGACCAGAGAATCTCTTATTTCCGTTTTTGTCAATCCGCTCACCTCCCTTTTTCTCAAAATATGTCTGTTTTTTGTGTATAATTTGCATATTTTTTAACGGTTTTCATTAAAAAAATAACTGTATTTTTGTGTTCTTCGAAAAATTTCTTCTTAAAGTAATTTTTGAAATTGGTACCCCTTGCCCTTTTCACGCGAGATTTCAAAATTTTTCCGGAGTCATGCCCACATGCCCGTTCGCCCTTCGCGAAAATTTCACAAAAATTGACCGGGGGGGTATTACCAACGCTCCCGGCTCACAAGTTTCTTTTTTCTTTTAAACTTGTGAGGCACTCTGCCATGTCTGATGTTGTGACAACGAACGCACAGACTAATAAGATTATCATTGTCCAGTGCAAGCTCTGGATGCTCCTTCAGTTCCTGTATGTGATGTACCTGCTCCGCCCTTGCTATCTTCTTTTCTTTCTCAGGCAGCCATTTTCCTTTTGCCACAGCCTTTTGGATTCTTGTCCTGCAGTCCTGACACTCAAAGCGATCCCGCTTTAATATCTCTATTCTTTTGTTTTGCCATGCCTTACTGTCATAAAACTTCTTTGCTTCTGTATCTGTCATTATTCCAAAATAAAAAGGACCGGCCCTTTTGCCAATCCTTTATGCTTACACTATATCACACATCAAACGGACAAAACGGACAACTTTATTTATTTTCTTTCTGAGACTGCTGCAGATATCTGTCATGTTGCTTTCGCGCGCTCTCGGCTGTAATGCCTATCTTCTGTGCCACTGTGTTCCAAGAATAGCACCTGACATGACGATACAACATAATCTGTCGAACGACTGTGTCGTCTATTGATATAATCCATGAGATAATTCTGTCCTGCTGCTGATTGAGCTTTCTCTTCTTGGCTTCAATCAGCTCTCTTACACTCACAGCCTTAATTGCCAAGTCTGCCATCTGGTCACTGCTTCCAGTGCCCGGAGTGAATGGCAAGCCTGTAATCTGCATTGCTTTTCCTTCTGCTTTGCTTTCAATCAGCTCCAGTTGTTCTTCCCACATCTTGATTTCTTTTTTGATATAATATACGCTTGTTAATTCTTTCTTCGTCATTTGTCACTCCTCAATTCCGAACCATGCGAGCATAGATATAAAATGCTGCATTGATACCGTTGTACCTAACCTCTGCATCCAGGAACTTGTAGCCCGGATATGCTTTAGTGAGTTCTGTCTCTAATACTGTGTGGTCTTTGGCCATCCTCTCAACACGGCGCTTCTTGAACTTTCTATAACTCTTTGTCGGCTCCGGTGGCTTCTTTAAGTTCCTTGAGCTCACCCACCGCTTAGTACCGTGTGGATTTCTTGATATATATTCTCCTAAACCTGTGATGAGGAAATCATCATCAGGTGATATTCTTCGTGTGTTTGGTCTGTCGCATTTCTTCCAGAGCGATTCCAGTTCGTCTCTGTCCATGCCGTCTCCGGTCATGAGAATGTGGAAATGTGGTCTCACATATCCATCAAATGCGAGCACGTATATGTACTTGATATTTCCCAGTCCTTTTCTTTTTCTCCGGTAATTTATCTTTGCTATAAAATTCTTGATATCTTTTCTGGCTCTCTCTTCGTCTGTCGGGAGTTTGTCATTATTCCACCCAAACGTGCACCACAGATCACCTTTTCCAAAGTTGATATTCGCAATTCTTATCAGATACCGCCTTGCATTTTTATCATTCAGATTTCTTTGAGCTTTGCTTGATGGTCTCTTTTTGGTCTTCGGCATGTCACTGAGTCTTGGGTAGCTTGGGTATATCCGAGCTTCAAGGAGAGTGGTCTGTGATTTTATGTTCGTGCACTTCGTGGTGGCTGTTCTGTACAGGCAGTTT